TCGTGCCCGAGGGGCTATACGCCGTGCGAAGGCCGAACGGAGCGTTGGTCGAGGACATCTCGAAATCCTTCCGCTAGGTTGAGGAACCCCAGCCCTATTCGAAAATAGGATTGGGAGGCGCTTGACGCAGTTCGGACAGCCCTTCCTCTTCCATCATATTCGTCTTGGAGCCACGGGCGCGCGCCGCCATAGCGTCGTTGTCGGATACCACACGTTCCTGCTCTCTCAGTGGCGCGTCGTGATGCGCCTCTCTCATCAGGCGGTAGTAGAGACGGTCGGGCAACTTGGCCGCGATCATCTCGTTGACACCGATGCAACCGGCGTACTCGCCGGTCTTCAGCGTTGCATATTCCCAACCCGGAACCTCTTCGGGCTTTACGACCTCGTAGCCGAGCCTGATACGGGCTTGGACGCTGTCGCGAGGGTTGGTCGTGGTCAGCCAGCAAACATGATAGCCGGGGATCTCAGGGAGGTCCGGCAATGCGTGCTGATAGAACGCATTTCTGAACATCTCGATACGGTCATCGTCGGAGAGTTCTCGGTTCTCTGTAACGCGGCGATCTTCCATCGCGCGGCTACGACGTGCCGGATCGGCGGTCTTCTTCAAGCGTCCATCATCATCCAGTCTCATCGCTCGCTCCTTTTCAGCGCGCTGCCTTATTCTGTCGATCCCAGTCCGCAAAGCGCCGAAGCATCTCTTTGCGACGGACGGGGTCGTCCCATGCACCCGCTTCCTTGAGGGCATTCACCCTCTCAGGCGTCAGGTAAACTTGTGTCTTTCCCGGTGTCATCTCCCGAGAACCGCCAACCGGCGGTCCACGCCGGCCAGGCTTTCGTTGCTCAGTATAGTCCTCATCGTCGTCTTCTGCAAAACGATGAGGAAGATACTTCGAGATGCGAGAATTAAGTTCTTCCCAGTAGCGGTCAGTCGAAGGATCAAGGCCCTCAGAAACGAGGCTCGCGTCGATCGCCTTGGCCACTTGGCTGTCGGGGTCATTGCTGCTCGCGTTGAACCAAGGGTTCTCAGCCGCCCACTGCCGCGCCTTGAGATTAACAACAGCATTACCAGCAGGAACAGGCGCGCTTACGCTCTGCTTGGCGCGGTTGATCTCAGCAGCCCGCGCAAGCGCCATGTCGCGTTGGCGAAGAAGCTCAGGCACACGAGCGCCGTCCCCAATCTCGATCGCTTTCGCCAAAGCGGCTTCGGCAGCGTGGACACCGCCAAGGGCCTGATTGTAGTTCTGGTCGAGCGAACCCTTTTGAAAGGTAAGGTTCTGATTTTCAATGGCTTCCAGCCTTTGCTGCAAAACTTGGTTCTGCTGGATGAGCCACTGCATCTCTTCGCGCGTCTTATCGCGGGCGAACTTTTGGTTCTGCTTGCGGCGCTGACGCTCTTCGCGCTTCGCCTGACGGCGCGCGTCTTCGTCTTCATTGCGGCTGTCCGCAAGACGCTCGTCTTCCTGCTGCTCGTCTTGAGCTTCGGTATCAGAGCCCTCCGGCGGGTCGCCTTCAATGATCTCAATCTCTTCTTCTTGAGCCTGAGCTTTCTCGGTGCTGTTCATCGTCGCCCCCTTAGATGAAGGACTTCAAGTTGAAAGGATCGTCGACGGCGCCGATCACGTTCAGATCGTCAATGATCGCGAACTGGACGAACTCGTCGAAACCTTCAACGCCGGGCGGGAGCTTCCGCTCAAAGCGAACGCCGCCGTACTTGGGGACGAAGACGTATTCGCCGACGCCACACCACTGGCCTTCGGCCCAGCTCTCCATGGAGTTTCTATTTTTGTACGCCAAGGGGCCGATGGCGAGCACCTTCGCGACCTGCGTGTTGTCGCGTTCGGTGTCTTTCGTATTGTCGGTGAAAATGATGCCGCCCTTGGAGACCGACTTGGCGGCCCGGATCTGCACCAAAACACGGGATCCGAAAGGACGGACACCCGGATCGACCTGCGGAAAATACTTTCCTTCAAGGTCAGTATTGTCTCCACCTTCCTGCAACATGACGACGTTGGTCATGTTCCTCTCCTTCTTCTTTAGCCAGGGTCTCCTCAATGAGCGACATCGCTCTTTCTAGCCCTGCGTAAAAACCTGTCCGGCGACCATACTCAAAAGATGAGCCGTCACCGGGCTGCGACATAGTTTCATGCGCTACTCGATTTTTTTCCTCGAGTAGCGCGTTGATGATGATTTCTATCATATCCCCATCCTGTCAACGGATTATTTTCTCGCGTCGAAGGATTTAAGTCCGCTCTGAGGGCGCTTGTCGCTGTTGCCCTTCAAGTTCTTGTGAATGCCATACGAGGCGTGCTTGCCGACCATGTCGCCAATCATCTTCTTGCTGGCGCCTGCCGGTTCGTTGTTAACAGAAAGCCCCATGGCGAGGCGCTTATGCTGCGGAAGAAGGTTCTTATCCATGATCGTCCTCACGGTTGGGGGTTTATGCCTCGGCCCGTCGAATAGGCCGTCTTGATGCCCTGCTCTGCTTCGAACACGGCAAGCTCTTTTGCAGTCATGTTGTCTTCGCGGTTCATGGAAATCTTGGCGTCGACCTCCATCTGGCGCTCGCGCATCTTGATCTGGTCGAGAGCCGCCTCACGCGCCAGACGTTCGCGCTCAAGGCCGATCTTCTCTTGATCAATCTGCGCCCGCGCCTGATCTGCAAGAGCCTTGCGCTGCGTCTCGGCCTGCAAGAGCTGGGCGGGATCGGCGGGACGGGGCGGAGCCATCTGCGCCATGATCTGCATGGCTTGCTGGATCACCGGCGGCAGCCCCTGCAAGGACTGCTGGATCTCCGGCATGAACCGCCTCGACGCCATCGCCAAAGTCCTGTCGACCTCAGCGTTCAGCTCCTGATCTTTGCCCTCAATGAACATATCAAGAGGCATTCCAACAGCCTCACTGGCGCCCTCATAAATCGAGAGAGAGTACCAGTAGGCCATATGCTCCTTGATATGCTGCAACACGCCCGGAATGTAGGTCGGCCCGATCAGTGGGTTCATGCCGAAGATCGGCGACATCAGGTAATCAAGATGCACCTGAAGGTGGGCCAGATGATCCTGCATTGGGAACGCCGCGACAGGACGCCCAAGCGTCATCGCTAGGTTCTCATTGACGGCGTTCAGCTCGATCGGCTCAGGGCGCTTGGCGAGAAGATCCTTCGCATTCGGGATCTTCGTGCGCTCGAGGAACAGCTCCTCGACCTTGCGCGCGTCATAGAGCTGAGGCTTCGCATCCGCACGCTGCATGACCATCTGCATCTGAGCCATGCGCTGGGCTTCAGAGAAGATGTTCGGGTCAGAGACGGGGATGACGTCCATCGGACCTTGGAAGTCCTTGGCCTTCGCCATCTCTTCGCCCGTCACGTCGACGATGTACTCGTCGTCGAGATGCTTGGCGTTCAGTCGGTGCAGAACCTTCAACACCATCATCATGGCGTTGTGCTGGCGCGCATGGATGGCTGAGAAGACCGTCAGACCCTGCTCAAGCAGCGCCATCGTCGTGCCGACGGGCTGGTTCGGGCTCGCCTGCTTGAAGTCTTCAAACGTCGTCCGCACGACGCCCTTGCCGGCGTCGACCACGAACCCGAGCAGCGAGAAGAGGACTTGGTTGGGCGGATTGAACGGCACCGCCATGGCGATCTTGCGAACGTCATCGACGCCCACGCCGCCCTCAATCTCCGTCACCTGCGTCGGCTCAATGCGCTCGGACTGGCCACCGCGATTGCCGCCCTTCAACTTCAGCATGCCAGGGAAGTTGTTGATGTGGGCGCTGTCGAGCAGGGCGCGCAGGGCGCCAGTGGCCGCAGCAGACAGCGAGCCGATCATATGCGGCAGGCCGATCGGGTAAGCACCGCGCCACGGCACGAAGGGGAACTCCACGATGTGGATCAGTTCCTGCTGCGCGCTGTCGTCTGGATCCCAGTTGCGATAGACCGCAAGGGTCTCGCCAGTTGTCTGGTCGATCGTCACGAGATAAGGCGCGAGGCCGAACTGCTCCTCGAAGTCGAGGTAGCAGGCGACTTCGTAGACAGTCCGCAGGCCGTCTTCATTGTAAGACGTCTGCGCCTTGCCCTCGATCTTGTCGTTCGCCTTTGCGGCGCCAGACTGCTGAGGCTCTTGAGGCGCAATGAGGTCGATGTCGCGGTACATGCCCGCGCCGACGCGCTTCTCGAACTCAAGCTTCGTCAGGTACTGGACATGCGTCTTACGCTCTGCGCTGTAGAAGCTCGTGGCGCTGTAGGGCAGATAGATGTCATCGATCGGAATGAACATCGCCACAGGGCGGTTCTTCTGATCGTCCCAGTACATCTTGAGATACTGGGCGCCGCCGAGAGGCACCTGCGTCTCGAGCTGCTCAAGCTCAGACCGAAACTCGATCATCTGCTGCGTGAGCTGCCAGTTCATGAACTTGCGCTTACGCTCGGCCTTCTCGATCTTCTCCTGCGTGACCTCGCCGGGGATGTACTCCTTCACGGGGCCGTTCGCGGGAAATATCTCCTTGATCACGCGGCTCGAAAAGTCGACGCACGCCTCGGTCAGCATGGGGTGCACGACCTTCGACGCGCCTTGGAACTGCGCGCCGCCAGGCGCATCGTCGCCAAGGCCGGTGCGGCGCAGGCCTTCCTCATACTGCTTGTCGCGGAGCTTGCGAGCTTCCTTGTCTCGCTCGATGAAGTCAGTCAGTTGGGTCGAGATGTCGCCCAACATGCTGTTGTCCATCTCCTCAGCGAGGTTCGTATAGAACTCGGCGCTTTCGGCGATCTCAGGCTCTTCAATAGTGACGACGGCAGAGCCGTCCGGGTTCTCTTGAACGTCGGACACCTCTTCATCGAGTTCCATCTCGATGCCTTCGTCCTTGTCGTCGTCAGCCATGTTGTTTCTCTGCGCTAAGGATTAGGTGTTTTCTTCGGTGGTCGTCGCCGCAGGAGCCGATGGCGCATAGAAGCGATGCTCAGGGCGCTGACCATAGGTGTAGTAGAGATCCATCTCGGCAGGCGTGAACCGCCGCCCAAAGCCAGTGCCAGCCACTTCCTGATTGAGGTAGTCGACCACATTTCCGGGCGGCGTGACGCCTGGCGTCGTCGTCGTGGCGCCGGTGATCGTGGTCGTGGTCGGATGAAGCTTCTTGTATTCGTCAGTGTTCCTGAGCGTCTGCAAGAGCTGGGCGTAGGTTATCTGGCCGCTGTTCAGCAGGCCGTAATACTTCTCCATGTCAGCCGCTCCAGCCTGACGACCGAGCAGAGACTGGAAAGCGTCCTGAACACGAGCCTCGGGGGAGCCGCCGATCGCCTTCGCAAGGTCAGCCTCTTTCAGCTTGCCCTGCATGAGCTGGTCGGCCCAATACGTCAGGCCGCCAAGCTCTCCCTCGCGATACAGCTCGGCCTTGTATTGTTGGTTGATGGCGTCGAGATACTTCGAAAGATCACCCGCCACATAGCCTGACGGCGTGCCAGCCTGCACCGACTGCACGTCATACTTCAGGCCTTCGGGCGTCTGAGAAAAGAGCTTGCCGAGCTGGTCAGGCGTGATCTTGCCGGTGCTGAGAAGATTAGACCAGTAATCAAGGCCGGACTGCTCAATGTCGCCAGTGCGCCCCAGCTCAGTGCCGTAAGCCTGCTTCACGAGAGAGAGGTAATCGGGCGTTCCGTAGCCTGTCTGATCAGGCTGCGACAACGGAGAAGTTCCAGTAGGCGTCATCCCGCCAACGGCTGGCATTGACGTCGAAGCTCGCTGGTCAAAGGCAGTGCCTTCAGGCGTCGCAGAGAACAAGGCGCCGAGCTGGCTGGGAGTGATGGCGCCGGAGCTGAGAAGCCCAGTCCAATAATCAATGCCCGACTGCTCAATAGGCCCAGTGCGTCCCAGTTCTTGACGGTAGGTGTAATCGACAAGGGCGCCGTAATCGTCCCCAAACTGTCCGGGCTCTATAGCCATCTATTCCTCCTACCCTCAAGTCAGACGCGCAAGAGGGCCATAGCCCAAGGATGACGCCACGTTAGGGTTCTGCGAGATTTGTGATTGTACAGGCATCGCGTTTGTATTGCGAGCCGCAGAAAGAGGCCCATGGCCAAACAGGAAAGGAGCCGTCGCAGCCGGAGATGGAGCCATCGGAGAGCCAGCAACATTGTCATATCCCGCCGCTTGGTAGCCAGTGAGAGCCGGAGGAGCCGCGATCGCCCCAACAGGCCCTTGGCCATCGGTGTAGGCCGTAACAGGGAAAGACGACTGCACGACGGGGCCACCCATCGCGAACTTCAGGCCCTCGGGGTTGTAGCCCTCGGTGTAGTAGCTCTGAAGGTACGGGGTGCGCCTGCGCCCCACGATCGCCTCGACGATGGCTCGAGCCTCTTCCTTGGGGATGACAGTTTTAGTCGCCCCAGATGTCGTCGGCGTCGTTGTCTTTGGTGCGACAACGTCATCGACGAGAG